TGGATTAATCTCTTGGGATATTAAATACACATCAACAAGTGCAAATTCAAGACCCACTGTTTATGGTACTGAACAAGTAGCGGGAAATATAATTGATGATCCTAGAGTTTCGCGTTTTGGAAATAAAATTTTTACAGATGAAGTTGGGATTGGAATATTTGATCCGCTTTCTTTATTGTCAGTTGGCGGTTCTGGTTCAACAACTGCTTTAAGTGGTATTACTTTTGGTGGAGACTCTTCTGTTAATTTGTATAGATCATCAGCAGGAGCTTTAAAAACAGATGGCAGTTTAGGCATAGGTATTAATCCAGTTCAAAAACTTCAAGTTGAAGGCACAGTTGGAGACCCTGCTTCCATAGCCGCAACTCAAAGTGGCATATTTAGAATAAGTAACACTACAAATAATGTAGTTTTAGATTTTGGTATCAGAGCAGGAGGTGTAGGTGCATGGATTCAATCAACTGATGAAACTGCTCTTAATAATAATTATCCATTGTTGTTAAATCCAAATGGCGGCTCAGTTGGAATAGGTATAACTAGTCCATCAGGTCAACTACATTTGAGAAACATGGGATTTACTAGTCAGTCAGCAATCCCTGATTCTAATATATTTCCAAATGCAACTGGAGTTTTTGGTTTAGTAATGGATCATAATGCTTATACAAATGGTCAATATAGACATAGATTTGTAAAAGTAGACCGCTCCTCAAATTTACCTTTATATTTACAACAAGCAGGAGGCGTTGCTAATCAATATATAAATCTAGTAAGGTTCGGCACTCATTCTCAGTCTACTAATACTTTTGAAGTATTTGGTGATTCAAAAATAAATGGTACTGCTGATATAACATCAAATTTATTGGTAGGTGGAAATGTTGGTATCGGAATAACTAATCCTTCTAATAAAATTCAAATATCTGGTGGTGGTGTATCTTTTACTACTTCTACAGGTTTAGCAGTACCAATGATTGGTATTGTTCTTCCTACAAACATCGCTTACATTGGACCTTACGCTACTACTACAGACGGTAATGCTCCAAGTACAGTTGCTTTTAATCATGGAGCCTCTGTCCAGCAAACTTGGTTTTATTCTAGCGGTAGAATTGTAATGGTCCTTAATAAGGAAGGTCGTTTAAACATAGCAGGAAATGCTGGCAATACTCCTCCAGCTTTATTGAATGTCGGACCAACTTCTTCTGTTGATGCCGTAAGTGGAATGAGTTTTGGTAATGACTCTTCTGCAAACTTATACAGAAGTGCCGCATCTACAATTAAAACGGATGGTTCTTTAGAGGTCACTACGAATTTAAGTGTAGCAGCAGATCTTTATGTCGCTGATGAGTTAGGAGTAGGAGTACCAATCGCCAACAAGAGATTTAATTATGGTGCAGAGGTTGAGGTTGCTAATGCTTCTATACAATTAGTTTTAGGAAGACTTGGAAATGCAACAGGGCAAGGTGCTATAGGTGCAGATTCAAGTAATGTTTTTGCAGTTTGGAATGTCAGTGGAGGTCTTAGTAAACCATTTGTAATCTCTCAACAAGGAAACGTTGGAATAGGGTACGATACTACAAGTTATAAATTAGAAGTTAATGGAAATGCTTCGTTTACGAAAGAGGTTTACTTTCAAAATCAATCACTTGCTTATTTCTATGGTCGAACGGGTTTCGCTAATAAAGGCACTATTCTATTCAATAATGGAAGTTCACAAAATTTAGTTTTTGGAGAAATCGCTAATGATATTTATTCATTTGGCCCCGGAGCTTCTGGTGCTGCTCCTACTTCAAATACTTTAACATTAAATAATGCAAATATAAGTGTCGGAATTGGTACTTCGGCTCCTACTTACCAATTAACTGTAATTGGCGCAAATCAAGCAACTGCAAATTTAACAGATGCCGGTGTTAAAGGTGGTTCTGTATTGGTGGCTAGTTCTGTAAATGCTACTAATCAAGGTGGAGCAGTTTTATTCGCCACTAAAAATGATAGTAATACATATACCCCTCAATCAGCTATTAAATCTTTATTCCAAAATGGAAATGGATATGGATTGGGTGATTTAGCCTTCTCTTCAAGACTTGCTACTGGAGACACTAATTTAACAGAAGTTCTTAGAATTAAATATGATGGTAAAGTTGGAATTGGAACTACAAATCCTACTCAAAAACTTGAAGTAAGTGGAACAGTAAAAATACAATCACTAGGAGCATATTCTGATCCTACAGATAACGCAGCATTCTTAAATTATGATACAAATGGTGGAATATTTACTCTTTCTGCAAGAAGTAATGGTGGCAATACTTATATGGCTTTCAGAACTTCTAATGGAGGTACTGGAAGTGAGAAGGTTAGAATTACAAATAATGGAAATGTTGGTATAAGTAGCGTAACTCCTTCTTCTACATTAGATGTAGCTGGAACAGTAAGATTTGATTCTTTAGGTGCTTCTGAAACACGAAGCGTAGTTAATCAAGCTGGTCAAAGAATTTTCATGCCAAGCGGAGGCGCGAAATTCTTAGGAAATTCTTCAACGGGTGCAATTAGAATCAAGAGTCCAATAAATGGACATACTGATTCCATGCATACTGTTAAAGGAACAGTGTTTGAATATGTTACTGGTAAAACATTTCAGTTTGTTGTTTCTTTTTATTATTATCTCACTTCTATATCACAAGTAACTGCGCAAATTATTGGAGGGTCAAATGCTTCTTTAAATAGAAACTTTACAGTAAGAGTAGGAAGAGATGCTAATAATGCATTTTTAATTTATATTGGTGAACTTGCTGATGTTTGGACTTATTCATATGTTTACATAACCGAAGTTTTCTTTGGTTGGTCAATGAGCCAAGCGAATATTGATGCTTATCAAACTGGCTGGAGTATCTCAACAGAAGCTTCTGCTTTTGAAAACGTAATGGCGACTATTGCTGATACTCAAATTACCAATTGGAGCAGAAATGCGACTTCAACTTATTATAATCTTGGTAATGTTGGAATTCAAACCTCATCACCATTAGCTCCATTGCATGTTGGTCTTGGAGGTGACTGGCCTTCAAGCACTGGGTCAAGTGCAATGATGTTGATTAAACAAAATACACCAAATGCAGGTTTAGTAATTCAAGAACCCGGAGATTCTAATTTTGACAGAGCATTACATCTTTACACAAATGCTTCTGTGGGTACAATCGAAGCTACTTATAGAGATACTGGTCCTTATCCTCATTTGGCTTTTAGAACTAGCGGAACCGAAAGAGTGCGTATTGCTTCTAATGGTTTTGTTGGAATCAGTTCAACAGTTCCTATTGATTATCTAGATTTTGGTGGAGCAGGTAAAAATATTGTTTTTGGTTATGCGGCTTATGGCGAAGTATTAAACAGTGCTGCCTCAATCATAGGCAATAATGTAAAAGCATCTCCTACAGGAAATTCTCAAGTTCGCCGTTTTGCAAACGCAAATGATCAGGGTAATTTCATAAAGTTAATTTACAATAAAGGCGTTACTTTTCATACCAACATAACTTCTGCTTTAAACACTGATGTTTCCGAAGATACGAATGAAAGAATGCGTATCAATTTAAGTGGTGATGTCGGTATAGGTACAAGTATTCCAAATGGTAAATTACATGTTGTAAGTCCCGATAGTACATATGCGTTTTCTGTAGCGGGTGCAACCAAAGGAGTAAGATTTAATATAAATTCGGCTGGTACATATATACAAGGCGTAGACAATACACTAGCCGGTTCTTATCAAAGCTTAATATTAGGTGGATCAGATTTATACTTTCAAACGAATGGGATTACTAATGCTATGTACATCAATAGCAGTGGTAATGTAGGTGTTAATACAACAACTCCAGATACAAATGCGAAACTTCATGTATATGGAAATGATGCTCATAAATATATATTTTATACAGATACTGCTGGATCTTCAAGCACCCTTTTTCAAAGGAACAATGCCGCAGAAAGTTTAGTCCTTACATTGGCAAATACTAGAGGTCCATCTGTTGGCTCAGATCGTGGTACGTCTTTAAATTTAGATTTAGGTTATGGTGGTTCCGCAGGTTCAGCAGGTACGTTTGCAAGAGGTGCAAAAATTTCTGCACTTGCTTTTACGACATATACATCAACTGCATCAACTCAAAATGCTTATCTTGCTTTCTATACTGCAACTGGAGGAAGCTTAACTGAAAAAGTTAGGATACAAGCAGATGGAAAAGTAGGGATAGGAATAAGTTCTCCAATTACATTATTATCAGTTGGCGGTACAGGTTCAACAATGCCAGCAAGCGGCATAACTTTTGGAGAAGACGCTCAAGTTAATTTGTATCGTGCTTCGGAAGATTTATTAAAAACAGATGCTGCTTTTACCGCCGCTTCTTTATCATCTTCTAGCTATGTATATGCTGCATCATATTTACAAACTGCTGGTGGACAACTTTATGCAGGGGCTCCTTATGGAACTTTAACTGTATATGTTGGAAATGTTGCTCAAAATGCTTGGGAGGCTGGATTGTATGTTGGAAGAGGTTCTTATGTTGGTATTGGTACAACTCAACCCAGTGGCAAGCTTCATGTCGTTTCAACAGTTGCAGGAGAAACCGTCCTAAGAGCAGATGGCACTAATGGAACTCTTTTCTCAGTTACTGATGATCTTAGTGATTCATTAATGTCTGTTAATAATTCGGCAGGACTTCCAGTTTTTGAGGTCTTTGCTGATGATCGCATTGTCGCTGGTCAATACGCAAGTGGAGATTTCGTACTTAGAAATAATAAAGTAGGTATTGGTACTACAAACCCAAATAATAAATTATCAGTAATTGGAGCCGCAAGCATAGGTGGTACTGGATATAATATTATAGCTCCAAATAATGGTTTAATAGTCGAAGGTAATGTAGGCATAGGAACAACAAATCCTGTTGAATTGTTAGATTTATATGGCTCTGCCTCAAGGATAAAATTCCATCGTGGCGGAGCTTATGACATGAGTTTTGGGATGCATAATTCCACTTTCTCGGCTCTTTCAATTAAAAATGCTTCTGATGCATCGACAGTAGCATACTTTCAATATGATGGCAAAGTAGGAATTGGTACTACTGTTCCAACAGGTTCACTAAATATTGTTGGAGCAAATGCTGATGGTTTATTAAATTTACATGCAACAAGTTTCCCCGGTAATGTTCTTAGATTAAATTCTAATTTTGCTGGAGGAAATTATGTTGATATAAATCCATACATAAGTAACGTTTCAAATGCAGGTTTTGAAGTTAATTTAAATGGAGTAAATAGATTAACAATACAAAGTAATGGTAATGTTGGTATCGGTAATAATATTCCAACTGGTTTACTTAATGTTATTAGAAATTCAAATACTGCTCAACCAATCGCATTCTTTAAAGAACTTTTTGGAACTCCTCCAGCTACTAATATTTTACTGCTTGAAAGAGGAAATAATTTAACCGCAGTAAATCAAGTAAGTTCAAATGCGGGATTAAGGATAAGAGATCATTTAGCAAACTATTCTTTATCTGTAGAAGATCATAATAGTAATGTAAATTTTGCTATCAGTGGTACAAGAATAATGGTTAGTTCAAGAGGGACAAGCTCCCTCTTAAACATTGGTGGTGCTGGTTCTGCCGCTGCTACAAGTGGAATAACTTTTGGAGAAGATGCTCAAGCTAATCTTTATAGGTCTGCCGAAGACACAATAAAAACAGATGGTAGTTTAATAGTTGTTGGAAATGTAACTGCCGCAAATCTTGTATCTGGTAATGGCACTGCCAATTATATCACAAAATGGAATGGCACCAAATCAATAGCAAATAGCCAAATCTTTGATGATGGCACTTATGTAGGAGTAAATACTGCTGTTAATACTACATATAGGCTCCAAGTAAATGGTAGCTTCGCTGCCACAACAAAGAGCTTCGATATAACTCACCCAACAATTTCTGGAAAGAGATTAATTTATGCCTCACTAGAAGGTCCAGAAAATGGCGTTTACTTCAGGGGTAAAAACAATAATAATGAAATAACTCTACCTCATTATTGGTCAGGATTAGTACACGATGACTCAATAACTGTTGATTTAACATCTGTAGGCAAACGCAAAGATGGTAAAATAAGAAACTACAGTGTAGATCAAATAGGCCACAACAAAGTGTACATTTATACAGATAGTGATGATAATATATATGATTATTATTATACAATTTTTGCAGAACGTAAGGATGTTTCTAAACTTGTAATCGAAAGGGATATGGAATAAAAATATGGGCGATATTGTAATTACACCAGCATCTAATGATGTAAATTCAACAGCAGGGACATTAGTTGTCAGGGCTTCTGATCTAAATCCTATTTCTTTAAGAACTAATGATGTCAATAGATTATATATAGATCCTACTGGGAGCGTGGGCATAAATACGACTTCTCCCACAAGTAAATTAAACGTAGTAGAAACAACGGCAACAGGCACAAGAATTCAATTAGGAACTTCGCAAGAAGGTACTATAATGAGTGCAAATGCTACGAATGATTTATTAATATTAAATGCTCCTTATGGAGCTAATGCGGCGACTACTTCTAATCTCGGAGCAAAATGGGGTATTAAATTTGTTGGAGCAGTTGATTCTGCTTTAAATAATAACAATAAAACATCTGCAATTTATGCTGTAAGTGAAGATCCTCTTGGCTATAACAGAGGTACAAGTTTAGCATTTTATACAAATCAATTTAATGATATACCTTATAGTGAAAAAATGCGTATTTACCATAATGGTAATATTGGAATTGGCATAACTAATCCTTCTAATAAAGTTCACATTTCTGGCGGAGGTATCTCTTTTACTACTTCTACAGGATTAGCAGTTCCAATGCTTGGAATTGTACTTCCAACAAATATCGCTTATATTGGACCTTATACCACTTCTACAGATGGCAATGCTCCAACTGTAGTTGCATTTAATCAAGGATCATCTGTTCAACAAACTTGGTTTTATGCTAGTGGTAGAATATCAATGGTTCTTAACAGACAAGGACGTTTACATATTGGAGATAATAATAACGCTCCAAATTGTCTGCTTTCTGTTGGCCCTACAAGTTCTACTACTGCTGCCAGCGGAATGTGTTTTGGAAATGATGCCCAAGCTAATCTTTATCGTTCTTCTGAAGATATAATTAAAACAGATGGTGGTCTTATCGTAACAAATAACTTATTAGTAGGAGAATTAGCAACAAATCCAAGTACTAAAATAAGAGTAAACGGTAGTTTTTCTCAGAGAGCAAGCGGAAATACGGCCATTCAAGAATATAAAAATATTGTTACTTTTAATTTAGATGGCAATGGTAACGGTGGTTATGTAATTAAAACTCCTTTTAGACTAGGTAGCAGTTATGAAATGGTTATAATCCATGTTAAGGGATATGGATATGGAGCTTCTACTCTTTATGATTTTAAAGTTGTTTTTTATGATTATGCTCTCAGCCATCAGCCTATTAATTATTCTTTAGTTGATTTAGGAAACGATGGTTCTCCAAAATTTCTTGCAAAAGATGCCGATAATTATGTGCAAGTTTGTTTTGGTAATACTACTGATGTAAATAATTATTATTTCAGATTTACAGTAGATTGCACTACTACAAGATATGACAATGATTATTCCCAAGGATGGGGAATGTTTCAAACTACAGGAGCAAATTTTGGTTTTGCTTCTACGGGAGTTTATGCATTAAATAGTCCAGTTAATTTTAGAACTAATCTTAATGTTGGAATTGGCACTACAAATCCTATTCAAAAACTTCAAATTGAAGGCGTTGTTGGAAACCCTGCTTTTGTAGGCACTACTCAAAGTGGTATCTTTAGAATTAGCAATACTTCAGATAATGCAGTTCTAGATTTCGGTCTTCGCCCCGGAGGACTAGGTGCATGGATTCAATCAACTGATGAAACTAGTTTAGTAACAAATTATCCACTTTTATTAAATCCAAATGGAGCAAATGTTGGTATTGGTACTACAAATCCTAGTACTAAATTACATGTGTATGGTGCTGGTGGAGGATTTGAATTTGGAGTTGGTTCTTCAAATTGTTATATTGAAACGATTGACAGAGCAAATACGTCAGCATTTATTAATACATCTTATTATACAAGAGGCACTGGTTATTTTGCTTGGTATAATGGCTCTTATACAGAAAGAATGCGAATTGATGATGCTGGTAATGTTGGTATAGGCACAACTCGTCAATCAGGTAAACTTCATGTAGCAGGAAATATTTTTTTAAGCGCAGATCTTATAGGTAATGATGGAACTAGAGGATATTTATTAGGTAAAGATTCTGTTTCTGCGGGTAGAGTTTATTTAATATTAGATCCTAATGCTGCTAATGGTATTGGTGTTGGTAGTGATTATTTATATATAGCTCAGGAAAATACAACAGGAGTAATTTCAAATTCTGCTGGTCCATTGTTATTAAATCCCGGTGGAGGAAGTGTCGGCATAGGTACTACTAATGCAGTAGCTCAATTTCATATTGGCGGAACTGCTTCAAACAATAATCCTTGGGCTGTTTTAGATATTAATGATACTTATTTCAAGAGAATAGTTTTCTCGGAAGAAAGAGTAGCATATGGTATTACAGCTTATGGTGGTTACATTGGTTATGACGCTAGTGCAAATACTGTTTCTCTTGGAACATATAATAATAGTTCAGAAAACAGGTCCATAAACATTTTAAGAGACAATGGCAATGTCGGCATCGGAATAACGAATCCTACTTATACTTTGCAAGTTGCTGGTACTTTTTACGTTAACTCTACTTCATTTTTTAATGGAGCTATGACAGTTGAAGATTCTCTTACAGTTGATGGAAGACTTAATGGTAGCGATGGCGTAGCTTTATTAAAGATGCGAGCAGGAAATTCTGCTGGATCTTGGAATGATGTTAATCTTCAATACGAAAAAAATAGTTCTGCTGATAGTTTGCATTTTAACATGGGCGATACTACTATTTCTAACGCCTCAGTAAGATTAACAGTGCAGAATAATGGAAACATTGGAATAGGCACAACAAGGCCCGGTGGATTATTGCATGTCTTTAACACTACTGGCAGATATATTACTTATATTCCCGGTTCTGCTTCTGGATTACTAATACAAAAAAATGCGATTGTAAGTTCTCAAGGGGCAGTGCTTTTAACTTTGGCTAACGCTCAAGGACCAGAAAGTTTTCCTGATCGTGGTACAGCTTTAAATTTAGACATAGGCTACTCAGGGACTCCTACGATTGGAGGGTCAATAGCAAGAGGTGCAAGAATTGCTGCTTTAAACCATAACATTTATGATGCAACAGCCGCAAATCAAAATGCTTATCTTGCTTTTTATACTGCAACAGGCGGAACCTTAACTGAAAAACTTAGAGTACATGGAGATGGAAGAGTAGGAATAGGAACAGCTTCTCCATATAGTTTATTAGATGTTCAATTAGCTTCTGCTTCACAAAGATATCTAACTCTTTCTACAAATGATGGACAAGGCAGTTTAAATGGATTTGGGTTAAATTTTAGAATAGCGAATACTGATCATGATATTGCACAAATCAGAGGTGATTATGAAAGTAGTGCTGGTGGTGGTTATGGTGGTTTATTTTTTGCTACTAGATTTTCTGGAACTCTTTATAATAGAGTAGCTTTTAATGACAATGGCAGAGTTGGTATCGGTGTTAGTTATGCAACTACGTTATTATCGGTTGGTGGCGCAGGTTCTACTACGGCAGCAAGTGGAATAACTTTTGGCGGTGATGCTCAAGCAAATCTTTATCGCACCGCAGAAGATACTCTTAGAACAGACGGAGCGTTAATAGCAGGTACATATCTAAGAGCTTTAAATTATGTTCAATTGTTAACTAATCTATATCCAGATTCTTATACAGATTATTTAAAATTAAATGTAGGAAATGCTGCTGGTAATGCTTGGGAAAATTATCCAGTTGTTATAAAAAGAGGAGTCTATGTTGGTATAGGAACTGATACTCCAACAGGAAAACTCCATGTAGTTTCTTCAGTCGCTGGCGAAACTGTCCTTAGAGCAGATGGAACAAATGGCACATTGTTCAGTGTTGTAGATAATTTGAGCGACTCTTTGATGTCTGTTAATAACTCTGCTGGTCTTCCAGTTCTTGAAGTATTTGCAGATGATAAAGTTGTAATGGGTCAGTATGCTAGTGGTGATTTTGTTTTAGTAAACAATAAGATAGGCATAGGAACAACTAATCCTAATAATAAACTATCTGTAATTGGTGGCGCGAGCATAGGCTCTACAACTTACAACACTGCCGCTCCTACAAATGGATTAATTGTGCAAGGAAATGTGGGAATTGGGCTAACAAATCCTTCTGTTAAATTAGAAGTACTTTCTTCTGCTGTAACTATTGCAAATCTTGGAAGTAATCAAACCTCTCAACTTGTTTATTTAGGTAACTCAAGTGCTACATCATATTCAGACTTAATAATTAGAGCAAATGATGGTCAAGCAGAATTCTTTAGGGCGGGTAATGGATATGGTTCTTGGGGTGGAGCGTCTGCGTTAAATATTTATAATAGCAATGGACCAATAGCATTTCATGCAAATAATACAGCTAACTCAATGTTTTTGAGTAGTGCTGGTTATTTAGGCATAGGCGTTACAGTTCCAGCGGAAAAATTAGATGTTAGAGGCGGACTTATAAGATCAAATGCTAGAGTTACTAATGACCAAGGTTTCCCAGTTGGTCACTATACTCCCGGCGAAACTGTATTTGAAATAGATCCTACTTGGAGCCAGCTTGAGCTTCAAAAATATTTTAATAGTACTCTTGTTAGTTGGGCAGCAGTAGCTGACGCTCCCGGTGGATATTGTATTTATATTGATGGCGCAGTTAATGCTGGAGGATTTGCGGGTTCTGGTTTCCCTTATATTCCAGTAGATACTAATGATATTTTCTACATGGAATGTTGGATACAAAATGTGGGAACAGCCCAAGGTCACTACATGGGAAGCCAAGACTTTGATCAAAGCTTTAGTAGCTTAGGAGGAAATCCCGGCTCTTATGGTTATTGGGTAATGTCTAATTATAATCCAACAACTACTTGGACAAAAGTAAGTGGTTATATAAGCGGATTTTCGTCTTTGTCCGCAGACGTTGGTAAATTTAAAACAGGCACAAAGTATTGGACTCCTCAAGCTTTATTTAATTATACAGCGGGAACTGGTACAAGAGCTTGCCGTATTTCTGGATGGAAAGTTATAAAAGTTGATCAGGTTGGAGATAGATCTTTCGCAGGAAATGTTAATGTTGCAGCCGATCTTTATGTTGCTGATGAACTAGGCGTAGGCGTTCCTATCGCCAATAAACGATTGAATTATGGCGCACAAATAAGCGTAGCTTCAGCATCTATACAATTAGTATTAGGTAGAACCGCTACTTCAACTGGTCAAGGAGCAATTGGCGCAGATGATAGTAATACTTTTGCAGTATACAATGTTAGCGGTGGAGCCACAAGGCAATTTAGCGTTACTCAACAAGGCAATGTCGGTGTTGGAAATACAACTCCACCTTCTAGATTAACGGTTCTCGGACCTGTTCTTACAGCAACTTCAAAAAATACCTATGCAGCGGCTATAGGAAATGATAATAATACTGATTTAACTTTTGGCGCAGATGCCTCTTATGCATATATTCAATCTTGGGGAACTAAACCTTTATATATAAATAATCAAGGAAACAATGTAATTGTAAATGCAAATGTTGGAATCGGATTAACTAACCCTTCTTATAGATTAGTTGTCTCTGGTGGTGATGTTAATATTGCTTCTACAAATATTTTAAGATTTGGAACAGTTGCCGTATTAAATGAAAACTCTAATGCAAATGACATATATGCTAATATAAGAGTCATAAGAAACTACTCGTCTGTCAATCAAGATGGTATGTATATTAATTATGACAGTCAAGGTACTACAAATGCTCATTTAAGATTTTATGCAAATGCTGGAAACGAAAGAATGCGTATTGACGCAAGTAATGGAAACGTCGGAATAGGAGTTACGAATCCTACAACAAGATTACAAGTAGCAAATACTGGTACAATAACAAGCATCGCTACAATTAGAATAGTGGGAAGCACAGGAAATAATGCAGGTTCTCAAGTGGAATTTTATAAAGCACAAACTGCAAAAGCCGCTGT